ACAATTGATACGATAGGTTCTGAGGTATATCCGCTTCCTCCGTTAGTGACGTTGATAGAAGTTACGGAACCTGTAATAACAACTGTTGCTTCTGCGGAGAATCCCTCATACTCAAACTCAATACCACCAACAGTCTGTATACCAACTGTATGTGTAGGATAAGCAGTTGTAGAAGATTTGCCCGCATTTAGTGTTCTGTATCTTCTTCCTTGATATTTTAATCTAAGACCAGAAGCATACGTCGTATCTAACTTATACTCAGGTTCAAACTCTACAGTCGGTGGGTTTGTGATGTCATAACCTGATCCACCTTCAATTCTTTCGATAGATTTGATACCACCAAACTTTTTCTTAGTTTCAGACTTATATGAGAATAGTGGGACACCATTTGATCCAATACCAATCTGACCAATAGGAGTTTCCGTTTTATTACTCTTTATGGTTGGAGTAAGAGGAATACGCTTCAAATATCTCTGGTTACCAGGATCTATGTCACCTGTAGCAAAAGGTCCTATCTTATGCGTTGGTATACCTGTACTAGCAACGATTGCATCAGTAGATGACTTATATGTGTTCTGAACGTCACCTGTAGTTCCTGATACTGCTAGATCAATAGAACCATCATCAGATCTACCAAAAGCAAATTCTCTAGCGATATAGAACTCTACACCAGATATACCAAATGCAGGAGACTGTGAGAAGATAAACTCAAATGTAAATTCGTCAACAATACCAACAATGCTGTGAGTGTTGTTGTAAATGTCTTCTGGAGCGTTTAATATTCTTACATTGTCATCTCTAACCAATCTATGCTTCTCTTTGGTCACAACGGTGCATCTAACCGATCCATCGTTTGCAACGGTTCCTAGGGTCGCTGAAGACCCTCTGAGAGCACGTCTGACATTGTATATAAACGAATCCCATATAGGATCAATGCTATCAAAACCTGGTGCAGTCGGTGTAGTGACTTTTGAGTCTGGTAAGTAGTATTTTCCACCAGTTGCAAGTGTAACTCCTCTAGTGCCACCAAATATCTTTAATTGTATCTCTGAACCATCAACATTGGAGTTACCATAGATTTTAAACGCAGCAAACACTTCTTGCCCTGCATCATGTGCTACATTTATTGAATTGTCTCTTGCACGGTTACATCCAAGGAATTGTGTAACTGTTTTATCGGTATAACTGATTATTTCGTCTTCTATCCTAAATTTACCGTTTTGTTCAGGCCATCCTAGTGTAGAATCGACTGTAACAGTTGTATCTGTAATATTTCCACCTAAATCTTGTGCTAAGACGGTTTTATACGGAGTTACGAAAGTTCCAAGTGAATTATTAGTATCTACGTCGATTTCGTAGATTGTTCCACTTGCTGTAAAGACTTCTACAACTCCTTTTACGTAAATTCTTGCAAAATCTACATTTGGGTCGTTTGCATCCGCTTCTTGGTATAATACTTCTCCAACAAGTTCAGTTGGGTTGCCAGAAACCGCAACTGCACGAATAATTTCCCTAGAAGTGTAAAATGCGTCACTAGGTTTGAATATTCTCTCTCTAGGATACGATACTTGCGAATCTACGCCAAAAAGTGTTCTTAAAACAAACTGGAATGACCTACCTGTTCCTTTTGCAGCATAAAAGTCCTTAATACGCTTAATAACGGTGCTTTCAGTTACACCATCCGCAAAATTCTTTGGATATGTTGATAAAAACTGTTCTTTGAACTTTCCAAGCATATAAAGCGGGAAAATATTGTTCAAATTGACAACTTCAGTGCCTAGAGCGTGTGTTGCAGCGGTTGTAGACTCAAAATTATACTCTCCTTGCATTCCAACTGCTTTTACAGCGTTAAATCCTCTTGCACAAGTCTGAAATAGTGTCGCACCTTTACTTTGGTAGTAAATTATCTCATCTTCGATCAATAATAGTCCTTCTGACGGAAAATCACGTGTAGATTGAACGTCAATCGTTGTAGAAGACGTTGTAACAGAAGAAATTAGCGTTGTAGTCGTAACTAGATCGCCATAATTGTCAATATTGTAATAATCTGACCAGTTTTGGATAATGTCAATGCAATATCCTTTTAATTCTTGTGATTTATAGTATTCTTTGACAAAATCAATGAACGTAGGAAAACTATCCCTAATAAATTGAGGGAATTGTCCTGCTATGTTGTTTGATATTTTGGATCTGGACTCTGGACTGATTTCTGACGGGACTGGCGGTTGTGAAACCGTTGTCGTAGGCGTTGTCCACGATCCAACTTTCCAAGAACTATTTGTCATATTGATTAATAGCTAGATTCTGGAATCACTCCTGTTCCAGATAAGTTAGAACCACTACTAATAGTATCTTCTACTACAGTAATTACTGAGTTATCTATACCCATAGTAATATAAGTTTCTCTGAGAGAAACTAAATCATTTGACTTAGGTGTAGCTTTGATTTGTAATGTGTTGTTTGCCACATTAGTAGACTGTATGATTAAATCATTAATTACGATTTCTCCCATATCATAATCTACAGATCCCCATAAACCATCAATGTATTCAAACTCACCAGTTCCTTTAACGTAATACAAACGTAAAGTTCCTGCACCATCGTCATTTAGATAGTAAGTATTAACATCATCACCTACAATCTTAAATCCACTAGAGAGTATAGAAGGAGATGTAGAAGTTTGTTGATTAATTCTATTACCATAACAGATTTTGTAGTTAACACGAGTGTTTAAATCAACAGTAATGTTCTTTCTCATGACTACACGAGTAATATTACTGGTAATTGACCTTTCTGCGTCATCAATTATGTTCTGTATCTTAGAATATTTGAATTTTCCACCAAATTTATTAAATTCTCCACTAGCATTCAGTGTATTAAGTGTGCTAATGACTAAATTCTTCACTTCAGCAGGACTTCTACGTGTATTATTGGGATTGTAATACACAAAACTGATCAAATCTATGTAAAGTATAGATGGATCAATGATTGTTGGTTGAATTGCAGCAACAGAATACTCTCTGAGTTTCTTTAAAACAGAGTTTTTCTCAGAAAGTGATAATTTATCAGCATTTTTTGGTTTGATTGCCAAAAATACCTTGCCAAATTCTGGAGGTTCCGCTTCTTCTCCACCATAACATGCTATAGATGCGACGTTTGGATAGATTTGAGGTATAATTGCTTCATAATCCCGCGTTGATACTGCTCTACCAAACGCAGAATAGAACTTTGGAGCAGAAAATTTGATTGCTTCCGTAGATTCTGGTTCTGCTCCACCATCAGGGAACGAAACTGCGGTAATTGTAATACCAGAAGTGATAGAATTTCCTAAATTATCCTTATATGATCCAATATTTTCAAAAACTTTGAGTCCATTTGCTCCTATTCCTGCAGAAGTTGTATATTTTACAGTAACAACGTCTCCATTTGATAGTGCTTTTCCTATAACACCGTCTCCAAATAGTATTTCTGGTATCTGATACTCACTTTCTTCTAGGAAAAAGACCTTAGAAGTAGAATCAATCTTAGTAATGTCAGTAGCTTGTAGATATTTCTCTGTAATTGTTCCAGAAGTTACCTCTATGACCATAGAAGTAGTATCAACTCTATCATTAGTAAGTATGAATCTCTGTCTTTGTGATGTATCTTTTACAAAAGTGTCTGTTAAATATAATCCTTCAAATAAAACTTGATTAGAAAACGTTGCAATACCTGTTAAACTGTCCACAGATTGTGAAACATCACTGGGAAGAGAGAAAACAAAGTTGTTATTATCCAATCCTGTGAAGTTTAGAACCAATCCTGCGTTAATTGTGACAGATGTTGGATATGGAAATGCTGTTTGAACTGCAATATTGACTGTAGTGCGTGCTGATCTTGCTGAGGTTGGTGTATAACCAATCATTCTAGCAAGTTTTACAACGTTTTCACGTAGAACTGCCGTTTCTAGGAACCCTTCATTAACTGCAAGGTTAGCATTAACACTTGTATAGTAAGTATTATATGCTAATGCGTCAATAAGCACAGTTAAAGAAGACCCCTCAAAGTCATAATCACTAAATTGTGACTGTGATCTAAGGTATTCTTTTATTTGTGCCTTGATTTCGTTAAATTCAAGAGCATTAACTTGGTTAAATGCCATTATGGTTTAAATGCTACACTAACATTATCAAAAGTAGGTTGTATTCCTAGTATCAGATAATTAATTTGACAATTTAATGTATTCACCTCTGGTTCAAAGTCAACGTCTACAGAAACTGCAGTGACCCTAGGTTCATGTATCTCTATAGACTGTTCAATTCTATTCTCTACCTCCAATGCCATGGTAGGTGTAGAGTTCTCAAACAATAGACCAATTATGTTTCCACCAAAGAATGGATCAAATGGTTTTTCATAGAAATTATAAAGAACGATATTCTTAACAGACTCCTTAATCGCAGCTGCATCCTTAAGTGCCAATATGTCGTTGGTCACTGCATTCTTTTCAAATGTTAAAGAGAAATCTTTAAAAGATTTCGATGTCAGAGACATATCAAGAGTATACTATCCTTCAATAAGTTATTTATACTCGTTTTTCAAAAGGTTTACGTTTCTTACCCTGTCTATCACTACGAGGATCAGTAATTAAGTATCTACAATACTCATTACCATGATCGTAGAAGTGATCTGACATATCTACAGGAACATTTGCATTCCTTTTACCGTCTACAATTCTATTTGCCTTGCCC